CCAAAGTGGCCTGCGTGTTGCCGTCCGCCGGTGGTTTGGGCGCGTACTGTTGTGCCAGCTTGGCTGCAGCTGCCAGACCGGGGGCAATCATGGGGGCAAGGGCCTCGGCCATGGCTTTGTCTGCAAAGGCGTGCCCACGGGCTTGCGCCTGCGAGTCCGACATTTTCAACCCGCCCGGCATCTTAGACATCATCTTCAACGCGTCCGCCGCAGCCTTGTGATGCTTGCGGTAGTAAGCTACCATATGCTCCTTGCAGTGCGCCAGCAGCTTGGGCACCGCCACAGCACCTACAACGGGAGTACCGCCCAGCAACGGTGAGGTCATGAAGGTGATGTGGCTCATCATGTGGTCGTAGTCGTCCTGCTCCTCGTACACCTTTAGCGGTGTGCCGTCGTCCAGGGCTGCTGCTGCGTTCTCATCCACCGGGTCAAGCCGCCGTGGGTCCTTGGGCAGGTTGGCAATGTCCTCTGCGTACGGTACCTGCAGCAAGCGCAAGGCGCGTATGAGTAGGCGCTCGGGCTTGAAGTACTGCGCAAACTGGGGCATAGACTCCAACTGCATCACGGCTTGCAATTGGGCGTAACGCTGAGCCTCGCTGAAAATGTTGGGGTCGCTGACGGGCAACACGTCCATGGGGCCTGTGAAGTCCTCGCGGTACACTACCAGCTCGCCCAGCTCCTCCACAGTCTCCTGGTCGTTGATGTAGGTGGCGTTGAGCCTGTGCAAAATTTCCAGCTCCTTGCGTGCAGAGTGGTGCAGCCGGGCGTGAATAGCGCTGAAGTTGGTGCTGCCCCCTTCAATCAGGGCCAACGCGGTGCCCATGGGCATGTTGTTGCCGGCCTCAGCAATTTTCTCACTAGCGGTGCCCACTACCTGCTCGGCCTGCTGTGTGAGCCACTCCAGCAAGTTGTATAGTACAGCGGAAGGACCGTTGAACGGGAATGCCATCACCAGCTTACGGATATCATCCACCCCCGGTGGCGCGTCGAGTTCTTGTATCTCAGTGGCGTTTACGGTGACGCTCTGGCCTGTGTTGCGCCCACCCTTGAGCTTCACTCCGCCGGGGAAGTTACTGATGTGTGCGGAGTCCAACAGCGCGTTCAGTGCCCCGGTGGCGCTGATACTCATGGAGCCAATAAGCTGCGCCAGCCCGATAGCGTAAGCTCCGCGCCAAGGTATGAAGTTGTACTCCACCATCCAGTGGAGCTTCTTGCGCTTCTTGTCCTTCTCAGCCCAGTTGCGGTACAGACCCATCACCTTGCTGCCGTACTCCTCCACGTGCAAAATGTACGGTGCCAGCTCACCCTTGGTCAAAGGGTCCTCCTCCAGTGATAAATCCGCATACACCGTGTACACCTGGCGGGTGCCGCCCGTTTGGTCATACGCAGCGGAGTCATCAGTGACCCCCTCCACGGCCCGGCTGGCTTTGCCGGCCTCTGAGCGCTCGGGCTGCTCACCGGACTTGCTGCCACCCAGGTCTATGTACAGGCCGCTATCAATACGCTCCTCAAACGCAGCCCGGCCCAGGAACTCCCTGTGGGTCAGCCGGGGTGTGGTGTAAAAGTCGTTTTGGTCGAACGGCAAAAACACGTCGTCAATATATACCGCAGTGGTGCGTGAGCGTTCCATCTTGGAGTCGTACCACCAGCGCTTGTACTGGCTACCGCCCAGTGGTAGCTGGCTTAGCATTTTCTCAAACTCGGGGCGATGCTCCGGAATCTGCTCCGTGAGCTGCCAGTTCATGTACGTCTTTTTGCGCTCAGCGCGGTCCAGCTTGGAATCCGTTTGGCCGCCAATGATCTGGGTGCGCACAGGCCCAGCAGAGGGGAACAGCTCCTTGATGGCCTTGCTGGCAAAGTCAACACAGCCCCGGGCCAACATGGGGTGCGTGACGGAGCTAGAGCCGTCAAAGTCCGCACCCACCTTGACGCCGGTCATGCCGGTGCGCTTGATGCCCTCGGCGTACTGTTTGTCGCGCTCCTTGCGAGCTTGCTTGTCAGCGTCCACCAGTTCACAGAACTCCCGGCCCAGGTCCACCAGCTCAAAGGCTTCAATCAGACCGTCCGCCAGGTTGGAGTCGAACCCCACGTCCCGCTTGGCTGCCGGTTTTTTGACCTTCACTGTGACGGAACCATCCTCATTTTCGCGCATCTCATCATCGTCCACCGTGGAGTCCAGCTCCTCGTTGTCGGTAGCCAGAACGTCCATGTCCGCGCCGGTGACAGCTAGAGCGTCCCCAGGGGAGTCGGGCTCTGGTAGGTCGTCAATGGGGCGGATAACTGATTTCTGTGTCATGCTGTAGTCCTGTCAAGTTTGTTCCGTATCAGACAACGCGCCTTGTGTCCGTGGGACTGGCGGCGCAGCTAGCGAGGCCGCAAAGCCAAAGGGGTCTACCGCCGGGCGCTTGCCCTTCAGCGCACTGCTGGTAGTGTTGCCAACCAGGTATTTTACAGCCGGAGCCAAATCAGGCAGTTCCAGGGTGCCCGCTGCGGCGTCCCCCGCCTGGCTGCCCAGATAGGAGGCACCCGCGTTCTTGGCTGCGTCCGCTACGGAGCCTCCACCCAAAATGGTCTTACCTGCGGAAGTCACCAGCGGCGTGAGCGTTTTGGCGGTGTTAGCCGCCACCCCCAGCTGCTGCAACCCTGAATTCACTGCCGGGTTGATCACTCCAGCAGTCAGAGCTGCCATTAACGCAGGGTTATGCGCAATGCCTGTACCTAGGTTGCCTACAGCCCGGGTGACGCCACCTAGCATGCCGCCGCCGTTGTCCGGACCTGCGCGCCACGCCGGGTTAAGGAATTCCCGCTGAAACCCCGGGTCCGTCTGGTATGTATTGCCCCCGCCGTCAATTTCCGGTCTGTTCTGAGGTTGCACGGTAGCGTAGGCTTGCTCCGGCGTGAGTCCCTCCAACATGTAGTTGACCCCGGCAGACGGAGCCTTGAAGGTGCCGTCCGCGCCCAGCATGTTGGGCGTCACGGTGGCTTTGAACTGGTCCAGGGTCATCTGAGGGGCTGCAGCCGCCTTGATAGCGTCGCCAGTACCAGACACGTAGCTGTCCCACCAGGGGCCCGTCACAACTCCGCCGTCTGCGTACTTCTTAGGTACTTGCGTGCTGTCCAGGCCCAACAGCTGGCGTATGGACTCCGTGCTCATGTAGCGTTGGCCTGTAGCCTTGCTGTGTTTGCGGAGTATGACGTCCGCGTCACTGGGCGCTGCGTCCCCTGGCTGAGCTATGCGGCTGAGAGTATTGTTACGGTTGCCCATAGTGACATCGTGTATCCCGTTCAGCTGAAGGTCCTGAGCGTCCCCGTGGGGGAAGCTGTTCAAAAAGTCCTCCACTATGGGCCGGTATTTGTCTGCAACGCCTTTGTTGCCCTTGCCTTTGATTTGGCTAATGTTATCAGGTTGACCGATTTTTTGTTTCTTGTTCCAATCATTTGCAAGATCAGTAGCTCTCTCATTAACTGCCATCATGTAGTCGTCTGACTCTTCGTCCATACGCGGGAACGCTCTGCGTACATCTGCGTGGGCTTGCTCGTCAAAGTCAATTCCTGCATCAAAACGCGGGTCTGCTTTTGGGCCTGAAGGTTTTGTTTCAATCGTCACATGCGGCTGACCCTTGGCGTCACGCAGACTGAAGATGCGCGAGGAGCCGTTAGCCACGTCGTCACAGTACCCACCTACGCAGTGCCCCATGGTGTCACCTTCGTACTTGAGGGCTTGACCTAGGTGAACTTCTGATGGATCTGTGGCAGTGAATTCTCCTTTAGGACCCCGCCATTGACCTTTGGAGTCTTGTGCCCACCCTTCAATAGATTCTGGCTTCTTCAACTCCACCCACTTGAACCCAGTGTCTGGGTATTCCTTGTGTACAAAGGTGGCCGGGTTGTTGGCCAACGACGCGTTAGCTGCTACCTTCTGGTCCGCCCGCCATTTGTTGATCTTGCTGACAAGCTCCACGGCCTGGGGCATACTGACGTTGCGCAGGGACTCGGGCTTGAGTTGCAGCTCGCGTGGCAGGCCGCTGGCCGGGTTGGTAGCGTTGCGCAGCTCGTCCACTAGGTGGTTGAAGCCTAGCTTGCTATTCAAGTCCGTTGCGGACATGTCATCCATGCCGTACATCTTAGCCTCGTCAGGCATCTTGTTAGTCCAGGGGTTTTGCTCCAACATCCTCTTTGTGATAGCTGCGCTGCGGTTGGTAGTGTGGCGCAGCTCGCCCAGCGTGTTCATATGTAGGGAGTCGTCAGCGGCACCCTCCCACCCTCGGGCCAAGTCGCTCTGAGCCACACCCTCCTTGGGGTAGCCTTCCAGCTTGCGTAGCTCGCGGGTGGCTGCGTAGGTGTGCAAGTCCTGTTGCGGTACGTGCAACACACCCTGCTCCGCCAGAGCCCGTACGGGGTCGCGCTCGGTGGCCATGTCATTCTTGACGTAGCGGGTGAGCTGTTTGTCAATCCATGCGTTGGAGGCTGCGTCCTGCGGTGTGAGCAACTTGTTGTACACGTCGGGGTGGTTCTTCTGTGCCCAGGCGTGTAGACCCTCATCCTTGCCACTGAGCGCATACTCGTTGAATAGAGGCTTGCCTGCGGCCTCATCCAGTATTTCCCCTGACAGTATGGGGGCGTTCTTCAATCGTTTGAGCTCGGCTTCCACGTTGCCGGCATCCCAGTTGCCGCCCGGGGCCTTGATCACTCCGGTCTGCGCCGCCCGGCCCCCTGCGCGTGGGCCCAGCTCACCTTCAGCTACAGCCTTCAGTACGGAGGCAGCGCCGCGCAACGGAGCGCCCGCTAGGCGTGCTGTTTTAGCCGGGCTCAGGGCAGCGGCCAGGCTGGCCACGTCAAACAGCGCGTCCGCACCCTCGTCCCCAGTGGAGGTAGAAATGCCGTGCTCACGGGCCAGGTCCTGTAGGTGCCGGCTCCCCAGCGCGGGTTCAGCCAGCTCGGCTTGGGGCGCGGCACCCACGGCAGCCCGACCCACGTTGTTCAGCCCCCGTAGCGCAACGGCGGGCAGCTGACCCATATCCGCCAGGCCTCCGGCCATCTGCGTGGCAAAGCGGTTGGCTAGGCTGACGCTGTTGCGGGCCATGTCTGCCCAGCTTTGCGGGTCACTGAGGAAGCCCCCTACCGAGCCGCCCTCCGCGTAGCGCCGTACCCCCACGTGGTTGGCCAACGGCTTCACGCGTGCACCGGGGCTAGTGGCCCAGCGTTTGAATTCGTCCACATGCAGAGGGGTGACGGCCTGGGCGCCACGCCAGTCCGCATGGTAGTTGGCGTGGTACGCGGCTACAGCTTCCTTCTGTGTGGGGAAGCCCAACATAGCCTTGTGCTCGTCAAAGCGCCCGGTGTCCGGGTCGTGTTGGTCCACCACGTACACTGGCAGCTCACGGTTCTTGGGGTCCGGGCCCAGGAATACGTCTACGTGGTCGCCGTCACGCCCGGTGGAGCCCCGCACATAGCCATAGTCGTGTTGCAAGCGGGAGGACCAAGCCTCGCCGTCCTTGCCTGTACCTTCACGTATGGAGCCCGCTGGGTTCTCAATGCTGATACGCATGCCGTGTGCATACACGTGGCCCTTAGGGTAGTTGCCCGCTTCTACCTGAGCGTCGGTGGGCTGCACCCAACCGCCTTCAGCGTAATGCTCAACGTCTGTAGGCTCAGTGCCAGGTTCTCCCCAATCCTTACGAGATTCCCACAGTTCCTTATGTAGCTTGGCCGCTCTTTTGTCAAAGTTGGGGTTGACGGATCGCATTATATCTACCCCCGCACCCTCTGGCAGGCTGGGTGCTATCTCCTTGGCCCAGTTATGTGTGAACTCCTCAGGTGACCTACCTACTATATCTTTACCAGAGTCCTTAAATGCTGAATACAGATCATCTTCACTTCCTAGACCAACTAACCCCTCAGACCCAGGTATGTGTGGGTTGCGTCCTGCATGTAGTAGGCTCCTGACTTGTTCGCTTGAAAGTACATTAGGATCTACACCTAACTTATTGGCAACAGACTCGTGGGCTGCGTCAAATATACGCATCTTATAGTTATGAGAGTTTAGTTGCTTATTCAGGACTGATAATGCCGCACTAACCTTAGACGCGTGCTCACTGTCTGGGTTTTTGGAAGTGAAGTCTCGCAGTTGATCTGCGTATCCCTGTGGCCCGTTCCAAGCTATGCCGTTGTCCTTACCAAAGTAGTGCATCCAGTCTCCGCCAACTGCATCATATAGTTGCTTAGTAGGCCAAGGGTCCAGCTCCGGTATGCGGCGAGCCAACGTAGCCGCTGTGGCGGGCTTACCTGTAAGCTCTGCGTACTTAGCCGCCAACGTAGGCAAGTATGCAGACCAAGGAGAAGCTGTAGGGGCTATGACGTCCGCTACCTTGGCTGCTGTATTGGCTTGGCTCAACGCAGGGGATACACTAATCAACGAGTCCACCATGCCTGGAACCGCGTTACGCAATACAGAGGCTGCAGCTTGCTTTAATATAGTGCGCCGCGTGGGTGCACCCATCACCTTGTTTACTAAGTCTGCTACGGGGGTCTGCAAAGGTGGCAACTCAGGCTCCTTTGCAGGTATCGCCACTGCAGGTAAGCTTGCTGTGGACAGATCGGTTGGGCCGCGTAGGGCCTTCTGAATAGCTGAAGTGTCCTCAGATACTGTGGCTTCCTTAAATAGGCGGCTGAGTGCACCTAGGGCTTTAGGTAGTTTGCTATAGTCGGGCATACTGAGGCTCCTACACAATTGAGCACGAGTCTGTCACCCAGCTTACCGTGGGCCGCGTGTTGTCTGAGTCGTCTAGCATACTGAGCCTCCACGCTGCTTGTTCTGCACGTCGTTGATGTTGACCTTGTCTTGGTCGAATATGACAAAGTTGTGGTTGTCCGGGTTGAACGTGCCCGGCAGCTTACCGTCGGAGCGCCGCCCGGCGCGTTGAAAGTACAGGCCCGGCACACCCTCGCCCTTGAGCGCCTGTACCACCGGCAGGCCCTTGAGCGTACCCAGTACCTCCTCCAGCCGGGCCATCAGCGCAGGGCTCAGTGTGGGTAGCTTCAGGCCCGCCATACGTCATCCCTTGCTATACGGATTGCGCAGCTTCTTGCTTGCTGCGTGGTAGTCACGCTCGGTAGGCTCGTCATCGGGGGCAACGCGCACCTCCAGGAACTGCGCGTCACGCAGACGGATGGCGGCCTGTGTGAAGGTGTCAACGTAGTCATCGTGTTCTCCATTGGGGAACTCCTCGCACTGGGTGAAAAATGGTCTTGCCCATGTGACGGGCTTGCCTGCGTCCTTCTTCGACTCCAGCACGTAAAAGCATTCTGCCTCCAGCAATGGCGAGGCTATGTGGGCACGTGCTATCTTGTCAGCTCGGCCTGGATTATACCCCTGAACGGGCAGGTTGGCAGCACGTAGGTCCTGAATGAGGCTGATGCCAGAGCCCTTCTCCTCTACGAGTATCAGGTCGGCACTGCGAGGTGGGTGTAGCGGGTCCTTCAGCCCGTTGGCCTGCAGGGTACCACCATACGTGGCGTCCCAGTCGTCCAGCACCTTAGTCTTGAGCGCTGGGTACTTCATGTGCTCAGTCCACGCGTCCAACAGGATAGCGAAGTTAGTGCCCTTCAGCGGGCCTGTCTCGTGCATGCCTACGCCCCACACAGTGCACGCGGTGGGGTCGTTGGTGGTGGTCGCAGTGAACGCGGTGTCGTAGCTCTGTATGACGTAGAACAGGTCCGGCATGGGCGCTTTGGCAGACCAGAGGCGGAAGAACTCGGTCTTCAGTATGCCACCACCCGCAGGCGACGGACGCTGCTGTAGCTGCCCGGCAGCCCGGTACTCACCCAGCTCAGCGGCCAGGCTCTTGACCTTGGCCTTGGTGAAGACGTCGGGCCACAGCAGCTCCTGGGGCTTGGTGCGTGGGTCCTTCCACTGTAGGCGTTGCTTGGGTAGCTCGCGGTCGGGTTCAAAGTACATCGGTATGACCACGTGGACCCAGTCCTCCGCGTACGTAGGCAAGCCCATGATGTAGCCGGTGAGGTCCTTCTGGTGCAAGCGCTGCATGATCAGGATGGTGGCCGCGCCCAGGATGATACCCCGGGAGCTCAGCGTGCCGCTGTACCAGTCCAACGCTTGTTGGCGCTCCACATCCGACTCTGACTGCTTGACGTTGTGTGGGTCGTCCACGATCTTGTAGTGTGGGTGTTCGCCAGTGCCTCGGCCTCCCACGGTCGTGGCTATGCGCCAGCCTCCGCCTGTCAGGCCATACTGCGTCTTTTGGTCCTTACCACGCTTGATGGCCACGTGGGGGAAGAGCTCCTGAAACTCCGCTGAGTTGATGATGTCACGGCACAGCATAGCGTCCCGTATCACCAGCGGCTCAGAGTACGACGCCCCAAAGAACCGCTTGCTCGCGTCGTGTGCCCAGACCCACGCAGGGAACATCACGCTCACCACCGTGGACTTGCTGGTGCCGGGCGGCACGTTGATGATGAGGTTCTTGATGTCGCCACGGTGCACAGCCTCTAGGTGCTGGCATACCACATGAAGATGCCAATTGTCCTTGAACTCGGCCTCCTGCTCAATGATGTGCCAGAAGCGTTGTACAAACGCGTGTAGGGAGCCCAGCAGCTCCTCGCGCTCTAGCTTCAGCAGGCGCTCCTTGATGGCATATACAGCTGTCTGCCCGCTCACCGCGAGCGCAGTGCCCGTAGACCTCACAGCGAGCTCAGTGCCCACAGCCCTCATAGCTTGAAGCCCATTTTGCCTAGCAGGTCCAGCATCTCAAGCAGCTTGGCCTTGGGTAGCTCATCCAGCACTGCGAAGTTCAGTGGCTGCGCTTTGCCTGCGTCGTCCAGGCCTCCATCTATCGCCACTGGCGCCTTGCGGTCAAAGTACGGCGCCGCCGCCTTGGCGGCCTCAAAGCGCACGGCCATAGGCTGGCGTGGGTCCAGGGCCAGTGCCTTCAGGAATTTAGCAGGTGTGTCTGCGGACTCGTCAATGACCTCAGCCAGCTTGGCGCGGTCCAGCGCCTTGAGTGTAGCAAAGCCCAGGGCCAGGCCGTCGGCATCGCATGGTACGTTAAATGCGTTCAGGTACACGCCTTCA